GGAGCATTCTTATTTTGTATTGCTTCTTGTAATAATGCTTTACCTTCAGCGGTTTGAGTTAAATAGTTTACAATATCTCCCTTAACCGAGTTTAGATCCATATTCTTAACATTCTCATCACCAGTAAGGTTCATATTTAAATTAACAGTTGCCGTTGTTTCAACTTTCTGTGGTTGACTATAAGTCTCTTTTAATCTAACCGATATATCTGTTAATGTTGTATTGATAAATTCTTGAGAATTTACCTTAATAGAATTTTCAGCATCAATTAAAGCTTGAACGAAATTTTTTTCCGCTGACATTTGTTTTCCTTTATCCCCTTGGATTCCCGCAGTAATATAATCCTCAATTGGTTGACCTAACGAATCATATCCTTTTCTAACGCCTTGAGTCGTTGCGCTACGAGCTAAATTTCTTGAAGCGTCTTGTTGTATACCCATAAACGAGGTGTACAACTTTTCCAAAGGTTCTGACGTTGCTTTTCCGTATTCAATTGTTTTTGCAAATCCCGCCGTGTTAAATGCAATTTGTTCTGAAACGCTTAATTGTTTTCTTGCGATATCTTCAATTGACATTCCACTTTCTTCTTGAGCCCTTTTTAGACTTTCAATATCCGAAGCGGTTAACTGATCAACTTGTTTTAATTCAACAGTTCCTGTTTGTTCGTTCTTAACATTAATAACCGCCTTACCATCTTTTAATTGAGCCATTCCAGCAATCATCTCTTTTGTTTCTTCATCAGTTGCCAATGAAGGGAATTGGATCTGTTTCATTTTCATATCAAAGTCCGCAGCATTAATTGACATTTTCGCTAATTCCTCAACAGGAATTTTCATTTCGTTTGCGATTTCTCTCATTCTTCTTTTTGCACCAGGCATGATTTCAAATTTCCCGTTCGCTTCATTAAATTTTGTAAATTCTTTAGTTATATTTAAAATTTCTTTTTGTAATCCTTCAGGGTCATTCGCCGCTAAATCCATAGCTCTTAATGGGTCTAATAATGCACTTGATGTAACACCTAATCTTTGTAGTCCCGCGGCCATTTCTATAGCACCTTCAGGGTTGTAAATCTGCTCTGCGAATGCAAACACTTTCTCCATACTAATACCCATTCGTTCAGAAGTTGCCGCCATCTTAGCTAAACCTTTAATTCCGTTATCAAAATTATAAAGATTCATTTTATTTAGATTACCAACCACCTTATCAGATACACCAGCAACTGAAACTCCAACATTTCTTGCGTAATCAACAACTTCTTTCATTTGATCACCCGCATCATAAACTGAAACACCAACTTCTCTAAATCCTGATGCTAATTTACCAATTTCAACACCTGATATTTTCGCCGCAGCGGATAATTCGGTCACAGCTTCGGTTCCTAAACTAGTTGCGGTGCCTAAACCAGACATTAAATTTTTAATATTGTCTAATGCCTCTCTTTCGGATAAACCCATTTTTATCAATTCAGGTGTTGTATCCGCAATTGTTTGTTTGAATTCTTCTAATCTAGATTTGGTTGTCCCAAATTCTTTTTGAATTTTTGTTGCTCTTTCATCAAGTTCTTGGAATGAACTTAAATCAAACGGGTTTGCCGCATTAAAAACAGAACTTAAGGATTGTTCAATTGAATTACTAAATTCTTTAAAATCTAATGTCCATTTACCTAAAGTAGAACTGACTTTATTTGTTGTGGTTTCACTACCTAACGAAAACCTACTATTAGCACTCTCAGCTTCTTTATATTTGCCAATAACACCATTTAGTCGTTCAATCTCTTTTTTATACTGTTCGTCATTCATCTAACCTTTTATTTCATAAATATTTAATTGTTGGTTTTAGTTTCTTGTATATGTTTTTGAATTAAATATCTACGAACATAAGTTGGCATGTTCATAAATTCAGAGTATTGTGTTCTGAATAGTCTTGAGAAATAATAAAATTCATCTAATAAAGATGTTTTATACTGATAAGAAAGGCCGAAAAAATTCCACCCCAAAAGTGATATCAACAATCACTTTTTCTCCTGACGGGGCTATTACTTCTTTTGTTAAATCTAATCTAGGTTCATTATCTAATATAAATCTTCTAATGTATTTAGAATCTGTTATAGGCATTTGTTCAACAAAAACCGCAATTTTACTTCTATCTTCGTCACCATCAATTGAAACGATGTGTTTTAATATTTTAGTTGTTACAATAGGTGCGGTTCTTTCAGATGGATACGATTTTACTATTCTATCAATCTCAATTCTATCTCGGACATTTAATAATCTTAAAACCACTTTTTTATTTGATGTAGGTAAGGTCGTCTCAAAATGTCCATCCTCATTTGGGGTTATGTTAGTTTTTTTATAATTTAACTCGTCTAATAAAATTGTTGCACTAAACCTCTGTTCGTTTTGGGGATCAATAGCGCTAATGTTATATTCCGGACCAAAAGATGTGTTACGCAAAAAAAGTAAAATCGCTTCAATATCTCCGTCCAACAATTCTTCAGGTCTTAAATCGTTTTCATAAATTTTATTTCTTAATATTGGAAGAATGATACTTTCATTAATATTCTTTCTAAAATCAACTTCAGCCAAAATATTTTCATCGGCAGCGGTTAAATAACCTACCTTAATCGCTTTCTTTTTTGATTTATAAAACTTACCTTGTGTTGGTAATTGAATCACGTCGTGTGGTAAATTAAATTCCGCTTGACCAGCAGTGTATATATCTTGTTCCATAGTTCTTTTCTTTTATAATTAAAAATAAAAAAGACCTACCACTAGTAAAGTGAATAGGTCTTTTATTAATATGTTTTTTACTATTAGTATACCAAAATACAACGATCCATTCTCATATTCGCAGATATTTTAGCAACTCCGTCACTTGAATATGAAAGGGCTCCACCGTCATAACCAGTTAAAAATGTTCCTTCTAAAATCCATTTCTCAACAACAACACCTGTTGGATCTAACATTTCTAAGTCCACATTCTTTTTGTAACCCGCAGCGTAACCCATACGTCCAGTTACTGACTCAGCACATAAACGGATCCATTCCATAACCGCTTGTGAAGCTGAAGGCCCAATTGGGTCACGGAAAGTTACAGGTAGTTCCTGCCAAGTGAAACGTCCAGCAACATATGTTGATGTATTTAGGAATTGAATCTCTGTTGAACCGATTTGTAGTTTTGGTCTAGAAGTCGTCTCAACGTACCATTCATTGATACCAAGTGATGATGGAAATCTCAAAATCCATCGGTTCTCCCTTTTCGGTTCGTAAGGGATCGGCATTTTCATTAACAAATCAGCCATATCTTATTTTTTAAATTTTTCTTTTATTTTTATTATAAATAGTGTGAAATAAAAATTTTTCTATTTACTTCAATTATTTTTTAAATTATATCTCTACTAGACCCAGTTAAATTAATATTTAGTTTTCTTTCCTCCTCCAGTATGATAGATTTCTAAACCAGATTCATCATCAAAATGTTTCTTCATTGCTTGAACATTCCTTAAGTCATCATCTGAAAAACCAATATAAGGAACAAAATAATTGCTAATCTTATTTTTCATAAATGCCTTTTCTTGTAATTGTCTAGAAAGATTTTGAACATAGGTCATAAATTCTTTCATAGCATCTACTTTTAATTGTTCAGGGTTGGCAGCCGAGCCTTGACCGAAACTTACAGGGTGATATCTATTCATATCTAAATAAGATCGTACTAGTTCATCGTCAGACAAATCTTCCTCATCCGCCAATTCTCTATACTTTTTTAAGTTTTTAACCAATTCTTTCTCACTAATACCGTGTTTGTTTTTCTTAATTAAATTATAAATCGCATTTTTAAGAATGGTTGGGGTGTGTCCCCTTGCTGTGATGATTGAGAAAACCGACCCATTATTAACAGCCTCCACAAAATCGTCCCACGCCGGTCCTGTAGGTGCTTTCATTGCATCTTTAAGGAATTGGTTATCACCGGGAACATTAAAGTCTCTAAAGGGGTTTTCATCAAAACCAACTATGGTGTGTCCTTCATAATCAAAAGGTTCTTTTCCAATCTCAGTTCTGTATTCCGCAAAATCTTCTGTGGACATACCAACAACTTTACCCTTATCATCTTTAGTATAAATCTTTGTTGGCATATACATAAGGTTATCGTCCCAATCAAAAGCATAATACTTCATCGTAGGTTTCATTTGATCGTGAATGATCTCCGAAATAATCTGTTTAACAACTTTTTTGTAATTCATATAAATAAATATCACTATAAATAAAAAAAGGGGAAACTTTCGTCCCCCCTTTTCATATGAATATAAACCAACTTATATATTCTCAAACGATGCTCCTGTCGGA